AGGAACCGACACAGTACCTGCAATGCTTACACCTGGAGAAGCAGTTATTCCAGCAGATATTGCACAAGATGAAAGATTTAAACCAATAATTGAAGCACTTGTAACTGGAAATCTTCCAGGATACAATGATGGAACAACAGGTGTTGGAACTCAATCTGGTAATAAATTTAAATCAACAGTATTTTTTGATTTTGATGACACTTTGGCAAAAAGTACTGCTGCTATTGAACAATGGAAAGCAGAACGTGGCATAACTGGCAAGACAACTCTAGAAATGTATGATGCTTTTAATAAAGACGTTGTTGCTGGAAAAGTAAGGGTTCCTGCAATAGCAGAAAATATTGATAAACTAAAAAGGCTTCAGGCTGCTGGTGTAGATGTTAGAATTCTTACTGCTAGAACTGCAAACGAAACTAATTTAGAGTCACTCAAAAAAATATTAGGTGCTAATGGAATTGTTGTTGAAGATAGCAAAATACATTTAAATAATACTGGAAATACGGATGCTAAATTTAAAGCGGGATATATAAAAGACTTTTTAAAAGATAATCCAGATTCTAGAGTACAACTAATAGATGATAAATTAGAAAATGTAAAAGCAGTAAGAAATCTAAGTTCTGCAAAAGGTTTGTCTAAGAGGGTTGGTGCGATTGCTAGTGGTGCTGCAATAGAACCAGCAGAATTTGTGCAGATGAAAGATGGTCGTGCTGCAGTTAAATTCCAAGGAAGAGTTTATCCAGTAGGAGAAAATTATGATAAAGCACAGAAAATTGTTAAAAGAGTTAATGATGATTTATTAGCACAAAAAACACAGAGAGGAAAATTAGAATATGCATCATGGGCTACTGGAAGATTTAGTGACCTTGTAGACAATAGACCTGCTGGCAGATTAATTAGTGAAGGCAGAATATTCCGTAAAGATCGTGGTAGAGGTGGAGTTTCATATGATGTTAGAAAAGCACTAAATGACTTAATGTCTGCAAGTTCTTATGAAAACGCACTCAAGGACGCAAGTCCTGGTTCAGAAAAACAAGCAATTTTAGATGCGATAGATGACTATCAGAAAAAAACTGGAAATAAATTAAGTGAAAAACAAATTAAGCAAGCATTACAAATTCAAGCATCACATGTTTGGCCAAGTAAAGACGAAAAAGGTCAACCGTTAAAGTTTAATGATCCACGAAAATGGATGCAAGGTCATGTTTTTGACGAGTGGGGTGCATTTAATAATTATTTAAATAGAGTTGGTGTAGATAAAAATGGAAATCCAACAGCATTTCAAAAGTTTGCAGATGCATTTATACAAGATGATGAATTATTTAAACAGACTGGGTTAAATAAACAACAGATTCTTAAAGATTTAGAGTTTGCAAGAGCAAATAAGCAGCCAACAACAATGGAAGAACTCGCATCAATAAGAAGGCTTACCGAACTTGATAATGTAATGAATCAAACTGGACTTTATGGTGACGATAGCCTAAGAAAAAGATTAGGTCTTAGCAAGGCTCAAATAGCAAGTCTTAGTAGTAATATTTATCAAGCAGGCATAACTGGAGCAATAATTCGTGCTCGTGGTCCAGAATGGGCTAAGGGATTGGCAGCAAGAATATTAGATTTAGCATCAGGAAAATCTGTAGCAGCAGGGGGTGCACCATTAAGACAATATGATTATGCTGTTGCAAAAGGCGAAACCATAAAAAGACAAGACGGTTCATCACGCACTGTAACTGGAGCAACAGGTAAAAGAAAACCAGCAACTACAAAAGTAATTGGTCCAGCAGCAGGTCCAAATGATAAACAAATTATTCCATCAAAAAATGTTAAAGGCATTATTCCAAGAGTAGGTAGATTTGCAGTTGGTGCTGAAAATGGCACAATGACAGACTCAAGAATGTCTGGTGCAACTACCGCTCAAGAAATTGCAAGAGAACGTAGAATAAGTTTAAATGAAGCGAAAAAAATTCTTAAAGCAGAAAGAGCACTTTCAGGTGAAAGAGCAAAAGGAACTACAGCAACAGAAGAATCTGGAAAAGCGGTATCTCAAAAAACCGAATTAGATAAAAAGCAAATGAGACAAATGAGATATGATAAAGTATCTAGAATTTCAACTCCTCTTGCTATGGCTGCTGGCACTGCAACAATGGCTGGTGCAATGATGGGTGCTCCAGAAAGTTTTACAAAAATGATGCTTGGCGTATCTATAGTTTCTTCTATTTTGCCACTTATGACAAATCCATGGATGCTTGCAATTGCCGCAGTTGCTGGAATGGGAATGCTTGTTCTTAAATTTAATAATGATTTGAAAAAAGCACGACAGGCAGGAATAGATCTTGCTAAAGCAATGACAATGAGTGCTGAAGATGTTGAAGAACTAGGAGTTCTAACTGGAAGAGTAAGTGCATCACAAATTGGAGACAGACGCAGACAAAATATTCTTGCTGGAGGAATAACAGAACCACAGCGTCAGTTTGGTCAAAATGTAATGCAAAGCGAATTTGGCAAAAAACTTTTAGGAAATGTAGAAACGCTATCTAAATCTGGAATGCAACCACAGGATGTTGCTAAAAATATATCTAATCAATTAGGTCAGGCAATTCTTCAAGGAGTAATAAATCTAAAAGAAGCACAAAGCATTGCTTCTGCTTTAGGAGAACAACTTGGAAGTTATGAAATACCATTAAATGTATCAGGAAATCTAAGAACTATATTTGGCCCAGATGGTAAAAACTTAGCAGATAATCCATTGCAAGTAAGTCTAGAAATTAAAAAACAATCAATGGAAAATCAGGCAGAAGCATTTAATTTAGCAGTACAAAACAGAAAGCCATTGGTAACTGCTGCAGGTGGTGCTCAAGTTGCTGGTGGTGCTGCATTGATGGCAGCAGGTGGAGCCATTGCTGCAACTGGCTTTGGCGCACCTCTTGGTGGAGCAGTTGCTGCAGTAGGAGCGGCAATTACTTTAGCAGAATTAAAACAACAAAATGATGCTAAAGCAGAAAATCTTAAACTAGATACGGCAGCAATTCAACTTGGAATAGAAGCAGTTGCTCAAGGTCAAGATATATTAGATTCTATAAATAGACAATATGATTCAAAAATTGCACAGGCTAAAACGCAAAAAGAAATTAATGATTTAGAAAAAGAACGCCGAGATGCCATTGCAGCAATAAATGCCGAAAATGATAAAACATTACAATTATTAATTGATCAAAAAGATCAACTTCAACCTGGAGCATTTGATGCTGCTATTAAAGCAAGCGTAGATGCATTGTATAAAGAAGGGCCAATGAGCGTCTTTAAAGACCAGGCAATAAGTGCACTAAACGAGATTCAAGATGGTGATTTTAAAGCACAACTACAACTTGGTTTTGCTTCTGGAGATATTGATCCTCTAACATTAATAAATTTAATAAAAATGGTTTCTGGTAATGAAAATATAGAAAAAAATGTAAAATTATTAATTAGTGAGCAAGGTTTTGCAAATACATCTGTTTTAACTCAACTTCTTAATACTGCTGCAGGAGGAGATCAGGCTACATTTGATGTTCTTTTAAATTATGTAAATACAAACGAAAAAACTTTTGATGAAGATTTAGAGGCTGTCAGAAGGATTGCAGATTTTAAAGGTGCATATGACGTTAGTTTAAATATGAAAACTAATGGTCAACAAAAAATAGAAGCAGCATCAAGAGCACTTGGATATATAAAAGATTTACCAGACAAAGTAACAAAAGAAGCATTGATGGCTGCAAATACAGACGGTAGATTTAATGATGCACTTGCAAACTGGACGGCACTTTCACAAGGTAAAGATCAAATAAATAAAAATCTGATAGTAAATTATACTGTTGGATCAATGGATCAAAATCTAATAAATGCTGCAACCGCTGCTGGAATGAGCGTTCCAGAATTTTTGGCTAAAGGATTTGTTGCACCTACTACCACAATCATTCCACCTCCTACAAAATTTGGTGATAAAAAGGGTAGAGAAGATACACACTTAGACGAACTACTAAAGAAACTTAAAATGGTTCGTGATTCCACCATTAATGCCGAGGGCACTTATAAAAACCTATTAAAAATAACAAGCAAAAAAGGAATTGGTAGCAAGTTTAAAGGAGTTGAACAACAACTTCTTGGTACCATGAAAGGTAGATTTGGTGCTGGCGGGGCAAATAGAGAATTCATTGCATTTATAGAATCTTTAGATAATAAAACCCGTAAACTTTATGGTAACTTTGACAAAGGTAGAATATCATTAAATAAATATGGAATAGCGCTAGAAAAAGCATTTAACAAAAAGGTGGTTGGAGAGTATCAAGTATCACAGGTACAAGCCCTTAAAGATACTAAAGCACAAGGAATAGCCCTTGCTAGATTGCAGGCTGCAGGGTTTGATACTGCTACCGCCCTAGAAATGGTTGGAGACGCAAATCTAGCAGTAGCAATAAGCAGCAAAAAGATTTCTTCTGCTGAAATAAAACAACTTAAAAAAGATACAGATGCAGCAAAAAATGCTGCAGATGCACTTAATTTAGCACTAAAACAAGAAGCAATAGCAGCACAAGAAGGACTTGATAGTTTACAAAAAACATCAAAAGTTATATCAGCACTTAAGACTCTTGGGCCTGGTATTGATGAAAACGTTTTGCAAAAGGTAATTAGCAGTCCAGCCCTGATGAAAGATTTATATGCAAATATATTTGATGGTGCAAAAAGAAACACGGCAGAAATAAATGCACTGCTTGATGCTGCTGCAAAAGATAGAGTAGCAAATTTTGCAGTTCAGGTGCAGGTGGATCCAGGGCAGGCAATTCAAAGTGCAATGTCTGGAGTATTAAATCCAGCAAGAAATATTTTAGAAACATATACACAAGTTAAAAAAACTGCTCTTGCTGCAAGTCCACAATTTAAGGGAAGATTAGAAGAAGCCAATGCAGCAGTAAAAAGAACTGCTGCAGCAACAAAGGCGGCACAAAGTACAGTTCGTGCTAGACAGTCAGCAGTAAAAGATGCAAGAAATAATCCAGCATTTTTAAACGCACAGGCAGCACTTAAAGAACGTGAAAAACTTATTGATGTAGAACAAAAAAATATTGAAAATGCAAGAGGACTTATTGCTGGATATCAAAAAGCCATAGAAGGATTTAAAGAAAAAATTGATGCGATTATGGCTGATGTTAAAGCCAAATTTGATGACAAGATTGATGCAATTAGAAATAATATTGAATCTATACAAAGAGACGTTGCTTTAAAATATGATGCTGCAATTAATCTTGTTGCAAATTCAATAGAAAAAATTGAAAGATATATTGAAGATAATTTTAGCAAACCAATTCAGGATCTTCAAGATCAATCTTCTTTGCTATCTGATGAACTTTCTCAAATTGATGAGGTAGCAGAAAAAGTTAATGAAAAATATGATGCACAGGCTAAAGCATTAGAAGATATTAAAAACCTTAATCAAGATATAATTGATCAACAAAAAGAAAGGCTTAACGTTGCAGAGGCTTTAAGATCTGGAGATGCCTCTGCTGCTGCACGTGCAATAAGTGAAGCAAGGGCTGCTGCTGTACAACGTGCACAAGAACGTGCTGGTGGAACCCTTGATGCTGCAAGGCAGGCTGAACTTGGTGGCATCAAATCTGCAAAGGGCAGAACAAGAGCACAAATAACAACAATGCAAAAAGATCTTGAAGCACAAATTAAAACTGTTGAAAATGCACAAAGAGAGTATGAAATTTCTGTAAATCTTAAAGGGCTTAAAGAAGATCAGGTAAGACTTGAGAGAGCAAAAGCAGATGAACTTTTGGTTGTTCAAGGTCTTGAAACTCAAATTTTAAAACTTGAAAAAGAAAGAGCAGATTTCTTAAAAACAAAACAAAGTGAACTCGATGATCTTGAAGCAAAAATTAAAGAACAAGAACTTCTTGTTAAATCTAAAGAAAAAGAAATTGACGGTCTTGAAGCAAAAATTGCAGGAATTAAAGCAGATGCAAAATATGCTCAAGCAGAAGCAACAATAGCAAACCAAGAAGTTGTAATTGCTGGATTAGAAACAGACCTTGATAAAGCACAATCTGAATTAGAAGATGCACAGGAGGCACAACAAGCAGCAGAAGACGCACTTGCAGCCCTACAAGCAGAAATGGATGCACTTGTTGCTAAAGAAACAGAAGATTTAACTAAAAAACTTGAAGAGGCAGAAGCAGCACTTGCAGCAGCGTTTGCTAAAGCAATAGAAGATAATAAATTCTTAGAGGATGCAATTAAAAACCTTGCTACAAGAACAACAGATATGCAAACAGCAGTTGCTGGTATTTTTTCTCAAATATCAAAAGATGCTCAGACCGCAGCGGGCGCAGTAAAAGCATTTATCTCTGGTGCTTTTGGCACTACTGATAATGAAGGATTGACTACAAGCACTGTAACAACAAATCCAAATATTCCTGCAGATGATGCTCATAAAGGAATTATGGCCAGAGCATCAGCCGCTGCAAGAGGAGCGACTCCTGCTAATACAAAGACTGGAACAAATGCAGTTCAACAAGTTGCAGATGCATTAAAATCAGCAAAACCAGATGCTGAAGCATTAGCAAAATCACAGCAGGCAATAGATAAGGCAATAACTAGTTATGCACCTTCTGTTATTACTATATCAGAAAAACTTGCACTTGATGCCGAAGCAATAAAAAGAATATCAGAATCATATACTACAATTGCACCACTTGCTAAAGGTATTAGTTTAGATTCATCAACGTATTCTGCCTACATGTCAGTATCTAGGGACTCTTTAAGCGTACAACCATCTATGTGGGAAAGAATTAAAGGGTTTATTACCAATGCAGTTTCGTCAATGGATTCTTACATTGCAAAACTTCAATCTGCTTTAAGTATTGCTTCTAGCATTGCAAGCACAATATCAAGTTTGGAAAGAACAGTTACAACAACACATATTATTAGAACAGTAAATATTGTTGAAACAGTTACTGGTACTAAAACTGGAAGTACGGGATCTGCTGGTCCTAAAATGTATGGTGGAAAGATTAAAGGCTATGCTGGTGGAGGTATGGTTAAACCAATATACCGTCCAATGGGTGGCCTAATACCATATATGGCAAGCGGAGGACCTGTTAACTTTGTTCCAATGGGATCTGATACCGTTCCAGCAATGCTTACTCCAGGAGAATATGTTGTAAATAAGGGTGCAGCAAAACAATTTGCTCCATTTTTAAGTGCTATAAATGAATCTAAATACCCCTCAGTTTTGGCTAATAAATTTAAACAAATGGGTGCAGATATATCAAATTCGTTTAATAAACCAATTTATAGCATTTCGTCTCCAGTACAATCTTCTTTCGTACAGCCATCATATAATATAAATAATTCATCTGCAAATGTATCCCCCACATCAACAGCAATATCATCTGTCAATGACAACTCTAGCGCAGTGTATAATTATAATGTAGGCATTACAGTTGGTGGTACAAGTGCATCACCACAAAATATAGCAAGTGCTGTAATGAATGAAATTAAATATATAGATTCACAGAGGGTTAGAAACCAGAGAGTATCATGACAACATCAGCATATTTGAGCGGTAGAAAAAGATATCAAAGACCACAAGGAGCGCTGTGGTCAGAGAATGCTGGAACTTTGACTGGTGGTTTGTATGTTCCTAACGGACATGAGGTTGGTGCAGATACTGCTGAAACAGATCCAGATTTATTAAATCAATTTATTATTTTGTCTGATCATAATAGAAGTGAACTTTCATTTACCCCGCAAAGAATAGAGCAGCGTCAACGTACAATTAATGGACGAATGAGATCTTATCATATAGCAGATAAGATGCAAATTAGTTTTTCATGGAATATGCTTCCATCAAGATCACACTATCAGGTAGCAGCATTTGATGATGCAACTGGATTATCTCTATATCAAAATAACACACAAGAGTTTACAGCAGATGGTGGTGCTGGCGGGGTAGCAATATTAGACTGGTACAACAGCCATACTGGTCCATTCTGGATGTACTTAGCATATGATAACTATGCTAATTTTAAAGACGATGGAGAAATAGTAAACAGTTCTTTTAGTCACCTTGCACAATATAACGAAATTATTCAGGTATATTTTGCAGACTTTAACTATTCTGTAGTTAAGCGTGGTGGAGATAATTTTGACATGTGGAATATATCGGTAAATTTGGAAGAAGTATAAAATGTTTATTGATGAAGAATTAAAAAATCATCTTGAAACATCTGCAACAATAAATATTCAATCTCTTATTCTTGCCGAGTGGAATATGAATATGCCAGATAACATATTCAAAGTTGGAAACTATCGTTATCGCCCAAGGAATGTAAATTCTATATATCATACTCTCCCTTCTACTTTTGATCAATTAGATACTGGGGAATATTACACTGGTGCTACAGATGCAGATGTTATTATTGATGGTGGGTTTCAGGATGACGATACGCCACAAGAATTTATCTTAACAAAAGATAAAATTAAAATGCTTTATTCTTTAGAAGATTGTTTAAAGCCCTTTAGACCAAGATCTGGTATTAACAAAGCAACATACGTTGCTGGAAAATATCTTGCAAATTCTGGACCAAGCCTAGCACAAAGACCAAGATATTATATGCCATCCAGATATGATCAATTTAAATATTGGAGTTCATATAGGACTGAGGATGGAAATGAGTATGGTATTGCAAAAAATGTATCAAACGGATTATATTTTATAGACGATGCCGCTCCATTTGTAGTTTATAAAGAAAGGGTTCCAACAAACAGAATAATTATTAAAACTCAAACTAATGTCGGTGATGTTGACCTTGGTCCATTTTCAACAAATGTTGGAACTATTAGCGATCCTTTATTTGGAGAATCAAATAAGACAACGCCATCTAGGTGGAAAATTCAATGTCTTGAAAATGATAACTGGGTAACAATATACAATTTTACAGAGTTTGATACAAGAGATGATGAAGAAAACTCTCCAATATTTGATTCTGATGGATATTTACAACTAGATTATGGATTAAAGATTCCTGATTTATACAAAGATATTTTTATATTTGCAGAACAACTTTCTTCCGATACCCTGCTTCCAGAGACAAACGTAAATGGTTATGCATATCTTGTTGTTGAAGATGAAGGAGATCTTGGAGTTTTTCATATTTGGACGGGATCTGAATATGAAACTTTTGCTCCAGAATATGGGTGGTCTTTAAAAACTGAAACAATTACAAATCAAACTAGTTTTATCAGCGATTTAACATCCCCTAAATCTTTTACAGATCTAGGTAATGTTAACGATACAACAAGATACAGAGAGTTTCAGTATATTAGAGGAATTCGTATTGCTGTAGATGTTATGAATAAACAGGATGCAACCTTTGATTTAATTGAAATGTCTCCTAGACTGGTTGTTGATTTATCTGAAAAGGTCATT